TATTGATTCATTGGAAAAAATGAATTTACATCCTCTTCTATATTTATGTTATCAGGGCTAATCTTCATATAAACACCTGCAAGACTTCCCGTTTCTATGCCATCCGAAGCAAAAACTATTTTTTCAAGAACTGTAACATAAGCACAAGTACCTTTAGGTCCTCCCGAATCTGCCTTTACAATCAATCTATCACCTTGTTCAATTTTTTGTGCATTTTCTCCTTCTAATAAAAAATAAACATTACTCTCTCCATCTTCCTGATAATATACATTACTGTATATTGTATCATAATTTTCTTCATCAGGCTTTATTACAAATTTATAATTAGTAGCCCATTCAGGTGCAATTTGCCTAGATGGTATAGTTGCTTGTATTTTATTTATTTTTTCAGAATTAGAGCAAGGAATATGTAATGAGTTGTTATCACTCACAAGTGCTGTACTTGAACGACCATAATCATCCATATACACTATACCTATTTCGTACCCTCTATTGCTATGAAGACTCGCTAAATTTGAACCCAATTGAAGAGTAACACTAGATGCTGTTATGTCATAAAATTCATATGCATCATCTGCTGTGTCATTTCCTTGTGCAACGTCAGGAACAAACCTCATATAAGGTATTGTAATATATAAAATATTTGCCAATGGTCCTGATGCATCCATACTTATAAACAAAGGTTCATTCGTTGTATATGCAGTAGTTCCTACAAGAGAATTACCACTTATTGCACTTCCCCATTTTTGAACATTTGTTATACCTCTTTCTAAAAATTGTGGTATATCGCAATTAAAGTCATCAGTAAATGTAACGCCATCACAGGAAGTAGGTGGTGTAGGAGCATATACAGGTTTAATATTTCTAGGGCTACTATTTCCTATTGTATTAACAAATTCATTGCTAGTTACTAATTCATAAGGATTTGCATAATTTTTTGGCAAAATAAAATCTATACTTATGCTTTGCTCGGGAGTTTCTTCTGTTGGAAAATTTGGACCTGCAAAACTATTATGTTCGTAAACTAAATCAATAGTTAATACACTTCCTTTTTTTAATTTATCAGATATAGTAGAAAAATCTAAAGTAGTTGTTCCGTTTACATTAGTTTTAGTAATACCTCTTGATGGTATAGTATAAGTTCCACTAACCTGTACTCCTTCTATAAAATTATCTCCAACAGTTTCACTAATTAAATCAACTGTATATTCTATTTGTGTTTTAACACCATTTCTTTCTAAATTATACCCATCTATATAATTACCATATACAAGTCTATTGCCCATTATTGTTTGAGCTAAAGCAAAACGTGGCACGTTATCATATAATCTTAGTATTTCAGAGTCAGGAAGTATAGTAAATATATTGCTATTTGTAAATGTATAAACCTGAGTATCATTATCTGAAAAACCTCTGTCTTTCTTGTTGAACTTATCTATTACTTTTATTGTGCTGTTCTGAGCCTCTTTGAATAATAAATCAATACTTTCTACTAACGGTCCTCCGGTATTGTAAGATACTTCAACTGAATTAGCTGAATTAGTCATACCTTCATTTAACAAGCTGCTTGAATTAAAATCAAAAGGTTTTGGAATAAATGCAGGGTCTGTAAACGGTGATGTTGCAGAGTATTCTCCATCTGCATACCTATATCTATAAGCAAAACATACAAATCTATCTTCTAAATAATTATCTTTGGATTGAGGAATCTCTAATAACTCAATAGTAGGTGCATATAGTGGTGGTTTTTTTATAACTAATAATCTCTCAGCTAATAAATCTGAATTATTAGCATAATCAACTACTATATTAGAAGGATTAAGAGAAGGGTTATCGTAACCACTAGTTACATTTATAAATCTAGGTGCATTTTTATTATCTGTAAAAAATAATAAATCTTCTACTAAGTCTACTGCTGTTATTAAATACTGAGGGTCGAAATTTAAGGTTGTATTTACATTATCGCCATCATTAACACTAATGACGTGATAATCAACGATATTATTTTTTGTGTCATAAGATAGTATTAAATCTAACTTTCCTGTAGGATATTCAGAAGCAGGAACACCACCTGAGTCTCTATAAAAAAATGGGTCGTGAACAAACCAATATATTTTTTCATTAGCTCCATCTTCAAACGCACCAATACATTTAGCTTGAGTGCTTAAAGGAACATTAGCATATTGTATAGTAGTTAATGCTAAGTTCCCTTTAGTGTTTTCTATTACACCAATCTCAGAATTTTCAGTAGAGCCCATACGGACATTGATTGCATCTACATATTCGCCATCAGGGATAAGTCGTTCATCAACCGACTTATTCATTCTGCCTTTTATAAAGTTTCTTGTAATATTCGCCATATTATTTTAACCACTTATCTTGACCTCTTAGATTCATTAATAATCTTCCGGGATGGATGTTACTTATTCTTATCTTAGCGTTTCTCAATAAAGCAGTCTTTCTCTTCTGTGCCCTTCGTACAACGTACTCCTGCACATTAAGTTTACTATTTAATATTGCGTACTCGATATATGCATACACATAATCTTCAAATAATTTATTGACACTAATCTTAGAGTCATCCCCTCCTTCCATACCATCAGATACATACTCAAGTATGCATAACTCATTAGCCATATCTGAACTAAAGTTTATAACACCTGCTTTGCTATCAATCTTAAATGTAGGATTGAAGTTAGCAGTCTCTGTATTCAAACCATATCTTGCACCAATCCCGTAATCAAAGTACCAATTACCTTCGTAGAAGTATCCTTCAAACCCATCAAACTGATGTCCTTGATTTAAGTATATGCTTTTCTTTTGCTTAGTAATTCTATCTAAGTCAATCTGAGAAAACTGTGGAGATAATGCATTACCATCTGCATCAAATAATATTCTGTTATTACTATCTTGCAAATACGCAAGAGAAGAGTTTATTTGAATGTTTTCAGTTAATGGTCTTAATAAACCATCTTTATATATGTTTATCCTGACCCAATTAACGTAGTCTGAAGGCAATATATATCGTAAAGAGTCATTTACATTCAACTCCAATACTTTGAGCTCTTTAAACGCATCGTAATTAAGTTCTTGTATTGCTCGCTTTGCGTGAAATAATACCTTAAACCTTTCCTCGTTATTTACAAGTGAGTGGTTTCCGTTATACATCAACATAAAGTTGTTGACTATATCATACAAGCTGACATATTGGTATGAACCCCAATTTGCATCTTCAGGAGCTGCTCCTCCATTTTCGTAATATTGATACTGTGATATATATGCCATTATTGTTGATTATCTTTTTGTTCTTCTAAATTAGCAAACTGAACTACCTCAGCTTCTCTTATCTGCATACCTGAGTATTGAAGTATCTTAGTTACTAAGTTTACCTCATCATCAATTGGCAGCTCAAAGTCTTGGTAATCTGATTGCGATTGGTCAAATACAGGCTCTCCACTTGCAAGTGTACTATATGTCCACTTAGGGTCTTTTGGATATCTAATATACTGACTAAACACCTGACCCGGATTGTTTATTGTTTTTGGCAGTACAGTTACTGAATCAGTATTCAAAGAATATGCCGGGAATGTTTTAGTTGGTGCTGTGAGCACAGAGTTAGCCAACATACTAATCTTACTGTTAGTAACCTTTTCTGCTTCATAGCTTTCATTTTTAAATATAGAATACCCGTCTCCTACTACTGCAAATATACCTTCATCTAAAGCTAATTGAGTATCACTAAGTACATTTAAGACTTCTGCTTGTTCAAGAGTAGTTGTGTTAACTACAATGTCCCCAACAGTAACTGTTGTTGTAAATGTAGCTGTAGCATCAACTAACTGCAATGCTTGAACTAGAGTATTAGTACCACTAATTCTAAATGTAGTATATGCCAATACTTTATTCAATAAATAGTAATCATCTCCTGTAGTTATTTGAGATGGTGTAAAGTATTTATTGTATGCTTTTTGGTCAAAGTTTCTTATTGTTGAGAATGTATCTATAGACTCCTCTATGCCTTTTGTCATATTAGCATACTCTGTACCTGATATCCTAGCATTCTCTTTATTTATAGCCGTGTTGTAATTACTAAAGTAATTCTCAAAGATTTCTAGCTGTGCTTGCTTAGCAAACAGATTAAAATCCTGTGGGGATATGTACCCATAGTTGTTCTTATTAAGAACCGAAAAGACTGTATTTCTTACTGAGTTTATCATAATAAACTTTTGTACAAAGATAACAAAAAAAAAGAGTCCGATGAAAAATCGGACTCTTGTAATATATACTATATATGCTCGCTATCCTTCTACAAGATTCTCAAGCATTTTTAGTGAGTCAATCCCTTCATCACTCTGCAAGTATGATGTTGCTAAATACAATGGGTCTTCATTGAATGGCACAACAAGCATTCTTGTTTTGTTGGATGGTGTATTAAACCATATTTCTTTGTTGTTTCTTCTAAAAGTCAACAACCCTTTATCAAAGAACAGTTGTACTGTACCTTGAATCTTTACTGTTGGGTCGTTAATAGCATCTAAGAAATCACTTGGATTGCTTTTAGCAAAAATCAACATATCTCTTTTTAATTCAGCAGTAGATGTCTTAGACGTATCTCTACCAAACAATACACGAGATAATGATTCAATCTGCTCGATAGATAGCTTACTTGCCTCAACAAGTGCATCTACCTCTAAGTTCAATATTTCAACTTCCTCTTCTGCATCCTTAGCTTCATCAACTTCTACAAATCTACTTCCATTCATAGGATGATAATGTAAAAATTCTTGTAGTACAGGATTATTTTTAGGAACTCTCAAAAAACCATCTTCAAAAACAATTGGCTCTAAAATTACATTGCCATCTTGCTCATCCTCAAATGGGGACTTTTGGTTTCTAGCATATCTAAGTGGTCTGTTCTCATTTCTTTCTTCATCGAAGTAAAGTAATGAATAGCTCCTAGAACTCTTCGTTGGTATCATAAACGATAAGGGAGCTTTGTCTGATGTTAATCTGTAGGTCTTAGCTACAGCTATTTTTTTATTTTTCATTTGATTTAATTTATAATTTTAAAAAAAAGGGGTGATATTTCACACCCCTTATAATATTAGTTACTCCTAGTCTTTAAAGATAAAGAAGTTGTTTGCACCCATAGTACATACAGCTCTTTCAGAAAGGAAGTGTACTTCCATTGCATCAAGGTCGCTGTTCATTGCACCACCTGCTGAACCTGTAATCCACGTTTTGTAA